TACACCCCGCGATAGTACCCCAAAGGTACTACCACAACCAAAGATAACGAAATATCTTCAATCGTTATACACGACAATCGGCTTATTGTCGTGTATAACGATTGAAGATATTTGTCCCGTCTTTCTCTACACGCCTCTAAGGTAGGCGCACAACAAGCAAAGAATTCACCACTTTCAGTACGGTAGTCGTACTGGTACATTCTCACTCTTTTACCTCTCAATTTGGTAGTGTAGGTGGTGTAATTTTCTTTACCGGGTTGACATACGCTGCAACCGTTTACATTTATTGAGTTCATAATTCAAGTAATTGTTTCGTTTTATCCACGTCTACAAAACTCGTCCACCCTGCTTTATGCAGTTTTATAGCTGCCTCTCTGATTGTGATTTTACCACTCTTGACACTTTCTTTCAAAGATTCTAATACATTCTTCATTCTTAATTCATTTTCACATTCAATCTTTCTTCACTCGTATAAGCCACTACAAGCCCTGTTTCATCATGCTGTATGGTGATGTACTTTTCACCCCTCTCTATAGTAGAGAAGTCATAAGGGGTTACCATCTTACCCAATACCTTGCCCAGTTGCTTCATCAGTGGGGCTTCGGGGCTGATAACTAAAACTAAATCTGCTTTCATAATCAATTTCTAATTTCTATTTGAACATTATATCCAAAGCGTGCAGCATATCTACACAGTCTATTGATAATAAGCAACAAGCATTCTGTTTTAGATGATTCAAAATTAACTTGTACCATTTCGTCACCATTTACATAAAAAGCCATTGTTTTCATAATCGTGTATATTGTGGTAGCCCGAAGGCTACCGGATTAGGACTTAAAATAATCAAAATATATATTCACCTGTTTGTTTGTCATAGACACCTATTAAACCGTCTTTATACTTTTTACGGTAATTTTCATAATGTCTTGTTATGATTTTAAGAGAATTAGAATCTTTCACAAATACCCCGTTAAGCTCTAAATAATACCGTTTCATAGTCTTCTATATTACGCAGGGCTTTCGCCCTGCTGGTTAAACTTATAATATTGTAATCTCTTTATTGCCTATCTCTGTATCTACATTCAGAACCTCGTACTTTTGAGCCTTGTAGTTATAAACAACTTCACAGGTATTGAAACCTCTGCCATCTTCTCTTTGGTCATAAACAGTATCTATATGCTGATACATTTTATTGCCTAACATGAAGTTTACCTTACCTGACGTGCAGAAGTAAAATGCTACTGCATATTTCAATGTTTTCTCTTCATCAATCTTCTTTGTTGCCATATCTTATATATTTTAATTGTTATTCAAACTATGTTTTTATTATCACGATGCAAATATCAAATTTTATTTTGAATAAAACAAATTTTGATAGAAAATTTTTCAAATTATTTTTTGATACTATTCTTTATATATTCTATGTATAATTTGAAAACTATTCCTATCTTTGCATCAAATTATAATTTGAATATCATGTTAAGAGTACAAGAAATCTGCAAAAGTCAAGGAATTACAATGCAAGACCTTGCTAAAAGAATGGGAGTGACATATCAAGCCCTGTATGCCGCCGTGTCCGGTAACCCTACTATTGGGAAGTTAGGTGAAATAGCAAAGGCATTGGATGTAGGAATAATTGACTTACTGAATGAGGATAAAGAAGAAAACGCTATTATTTGCCCTCACTGTGGGAAGAAGATTAAAATAGAGAAAGGAGAATAATATGGACTATTTAATAATTGGAATACTGTTCTTCATAGGAAACATTGTTTGGAGTGTTATCTTATTGTGTTTTCAGTCTTACGCCAAAAAGAAAGGAGAAGATTTGGCAACAAAAGAAGATATTGCAGGGATTACTAAAGAAATTGAGTCTGTAAAAGATAGCTATAATAAATCATTGGAAGAACACAAAATTGAACTTCAAAAAGAATTTGAATCATATAAGTACATCAATGAATTGTGTAACAGCATAGATAAGGAATTATTAAGAAAGCTTGTTACTTGCAAAAGGGAAATGGAAAATGATTTTAGAATACATCGAGACAACGATGAGTATGGTTCTTGCGAATCATCAATCCAATCATTATATGATTACTTAAAAAATTATGATGTAAGATATAAGCACAATGAAAACGTAAAACTAATTTTTGAACATTATGAAATAATTGAAGGACTACATGAAAATTATGAGGAAGGATGTGGCCCGTTTGATACACCACAGTACATAGAGGAGCTTGGCAGAATCCATAGTTATGTTGATAGACTAATAGCTATTTTCTTACCTAAATTTTCAATAAAGCCGGAGCATTAAAACTCCGGCTCATTAATTGATTAGCCCTTTGAATTTTAACCGATTTACGATTTCGGCATAAAGATACTCTATATCCCCGCTGAAATCCCCATAATTCTGATAGAGAAACACGACATCAGCGCAGTTGTCGGAAATTGTACTCTTGGACTGAACCCCAAGTACCCTTGACATCTCTTCGCGTAACCCAGCTGTCATTTTCCCACCGGCAAGCGAACTTGGAGAAAACAGGTACAGGATAATGAAAATGAACTTCTTCCGCTGGGTCACACTGTCAATATTCGGTGGGCATCCTCTCTCATTCAGTAACTCAATGAATATTTTGTAGATTTCATGGATAAGGCTTTTGTCTTTCAAAATCGGGGCGGTCAAGGCATTTTCTTCCTCTGAAAGTTCTGATTTCTCGATACGAATCTTTTTAAGACGAATGATTTTATTAAAATCCAGCTCCATAACACGATTATTTTAAAAGTAAATAGTATATTTGCATCATAATCGTGTGAGGGAGGATTGAGTGGTCGTGCGCTTGGTTCTCCTTTTTTTATTTTACAGAGTTATTCTTTTCCTGAATAATCCGATTTTGCTCGTTCACCTCCCTACCCCATATCATAGCGGAATAGATGGCTTTTGCATACAAAAAGAGTTCCTCACAATTGGTAAGGAACTCAACTCGAAGGGCTGCACATTTCGCATCAGTCCAAACTGTTTCATCTTTTTCCATTTCTCAAATCATACTTCTTTATATAGTTATCAACAGTGGTTTTGCTCACTCCCAATTTCTTTGCAATATCTTTCAGGCGCATACCGCTGACAACAAGTTCCCTTACTTCTTCGACATCAACTGTTACCCGGTATCCCCCACCCTTCTTTTCAATCGCTGAAATAGAATTGAATAGTTTTCGCTTCTTCTCTGCATATTCAGGGGTAAGCTTATCTTTTGTTACATATATGACTGTACGGCAGTCTATACGTAACGGGAAATGTTTAATACTTTTTTCCATGTTTGTTTTCTCTCAATTCATTGTATCTCATCTTCTGATTGATATGCCATATAAGGTCTATGTCCAAATGTTTAGCAAGCCCGAAAATAGCCAATAGCATGCTGTTTAATTGCCCTCCTAATGGATAGTCGTATTCATACTCATATCTGATGGGAATTGTGGATATAGCGTATACACTTTCTGTAAAGGTCTCATCATTGCAACTTTCCTCTGCCCCGTACAACATTTCTTCCGTAAAGTCCTCAATGTCTATCTTACGCAATCCGCACAAATCAAGCAGGCGTATAGCTGCATCGGCAAGTTCGTCTTCCACACAGTCTTTGATATATGCTTCAAAGTTTTCCGCAAAATACTTATTTTGATAATGAAAAGTCCGTTCGTCAAATATTGTATCTTTTTTATCGACCGGAACTTTGGCAAATCGTCCTTTCCTATCCGCTTCCACAGCTTCCATAAGCTCGGATATTACAAGGCAAAGACAATGTTCATTACTCAATTCTTCATCGTGGAAACCATGGTCGCAAGCGGTTTTATAGGCGCGGTCGCGCAGTTCATTTAGATTCATCTGTTCTTTCTTTATCAGTTAATATTCCGTTTCTCTTGTCGTAATTACTCATACGGGAGCATTTCCCGTCACACCGCATGTTCACATACATATTACTTGCCATACTCGATATGAATGACTTTTTGTAGCATTGCCCACTGTAGGGGCTGTAATGCTTGCAGTGTTCCTGGTATTCTTTTCTATTCATGGTTAATCAACTAATTCAAATTCGTAAACAAATACATAGGGATTGGATTCCCATGTACCTTTGCCGGAGACTTTATCTATCAGTTCTGCGAATGCGTCACGAGGAGTGCAATAAGGTTGAATATCTCCTTTATAATAATAAACATCCATAAAATGTGTATCTGCACTTCCGCATTGTCCTTTGTAAATTCCTTCTTTCAGGCAATCTTCATCGGAAATATCTTGCAATCTTTCGATTTTGATGCCGGTAATGCGGATATGATGGGGCATGAGGTCAGCGCGGACAAACATTTTATTTTTCCAACCGGGTGCGAATTTAGTTTTAGTATAAAATCCTATTCCGTCCCTATCATTAAGTGCAATTTCGGGATTCATCCCTAAACTTTCATAACATTGTGCAATGGCAAAAACTCCACTAACCTTGTACTTCGGCTGAATAAACATTGGAACAAAGTCATTACAGTCCTTATCATATACAAGAATCTCAAAAAGGGGGCTAACATCATCTGATTCAGTAATCCTAAAACATCCAGCAGGATTTTCTTGATATGCTTTCGGACACTTAATGATTCTTCTTGTCTGCGTCTTCCGACCATCCAATACAGCCTGGGTTAGACTGTATTTATCATTGAACATTATCTTCTTCATTGTATCTTTTTTTTAACTCTTTCAAAACAATCTCCATACCTTCATCCAGTCCTTTCTTGTAGCCTGATATATGCTCACCTATGTTGTAAACCAAGCATCCTGCAACGATAAGAATAACTCCTACAGTCCTATGCCAATAGAGAAAGGATACACTGAACGGTGAGAATGTCAGTCGGAAGTGACCGATGAATAATGCTGATATGATGAATATCGCAAGAAAAAATATTAGGTTTGCTTTCATAATCATATAAGTTTTAATGCTTCTTGTATCCCGGCTTCCAGTGCTTCCTCGTAGGATTTATAATGGATAATAGGTCTATCCGACAATCCTACTAAATCATGTTCCGGAATTGTCAGTATATCATATATCCAATAGTCTCCATACATATAGGATATTTCGATATGAAGTTCTTGGTTTTACGCAGCCACTTTTGAGCAACATACAACACTGGACACAAAAATTCAACTGGTTCGTCATCTATTTCCGTACAACACGACATACTTTGCGGAAGGTCATATTTTGTAATAACCTTATTGCAGCCTATTATGTGTTCACACTTCCAATCAAACCCCTTCTCCTTCAGCAGCTTCGCTGTTTCTAATGTTACGAGTTCTTCGGTCATGGCTATTGTCTTTTCAAATTAATAATCTTCGTTTCGTAGTTGTCAAGTCCCTTTTTATGGGTACGGATAATCACTATACTATCATTGAGATAAGTCACGCTTCCCTCACTTGTACGGTGTTCTATAGGGTATTCTCTAGGGTTATTGCACCCGAATAGTGCAACTGTTGCCAAAAGGATAATTATTTTCTTCATACTTTAAAGTGTTCAATCAGTTCGTTTACGGTAGCCTTGTGAATAGCGTCCAAATTCACGTCAATATCATTGTAAACCCAATAGGTAGAGAACTTGATTTCCGAGCACTTAATCCATTTATTCCCATCGGTAAACCATTGGTATTTGTCTGTATCATCCCTTAATGCAGCGATAGCCAAGAAAAGCTCTTCGTTGGTTTCGCAATCAACACTATCGGTTTCGTCAGGATGTGGAATGTTACTGAAAAACTCAACACTATATAGACTGTATTCGGGTTCAGTGAAAATACATAAATCTTCGTTAAGTTCCGCCCCAAACAATCTATATCCCAACTCCTTCAACTTCTTCCGAAGCTCCGGTGTATTTTTGCGTATAAAGCACGGTGTTGTAAATCCCATAGTTCACTCCTCCTTATCTATCTTAATATCTGTCACTTTGCCACGATTGATAAAACCGCCACAGCTAAACAAATCGGTCATACATGCTGCGTAGTCCACCTCTGCGCATTTCTCGTATAGAGAGCATGAGGGGCATTTGATATTATCTTGTACTGCTTCATGCAGCACTCCGTCTATTATTATTCCGTTCTTTACTTCCATGGTTATAACGTTAAGATTATATTGGTTTTTATATGCTCTATGGGGGAAACAGCTAACGCAGATTATCCCAATCACTATAGTAAACCAAAACCAATCAAATTCCATACCCTATTTTATTACGTTCCACTCACTTTCCATAATCACGTGCTCACACTTATTACACTTATGCAGATAAGTTGGGAAAGGAGCCGTTGTATAATCTTCGACAGCGATTTCTATGTTGCCACATTCTGGACACTCAATTCTTACTTCTTTAATACCGGAATAGTCCCAAAAAGATAGTTTTCCTTTTACGTTCTCGATTGGGCTTTCATAGAATATAGGATTAGCTAGTACCCAGTTATAAGCTCCTTTCTCCGCCCAAATAGAAGGATGATTCACCACACAATCCACAATTTCGACACTTCCAATGATAGCAGAATTTACATATTCCTCACCGCAAATAATCTCTCTCTGAAATCCAAGTGAGAAACTGTCCCATTGTTGCCTTGTGAATACACTATTAGGATTTATCATTTCTATGGGGACGGCGCTTGAATGAATCAGCACCCTCTGCCCTAAGTATTTCTTAGGACACGGCCAAGTACGGTTCTCGATGTCCTTAATACCGTGGACTATCAAGGATGCCCACGGTTGTTTTATTGTTATTGCTTTCATTGTATTGAATTTTAAATATTAATGATTATTTTTGTAATCCCAACAGCATCTCTGAAATACAAACAAAATCAGAGGGAAAACTTAGGGTAAAAAATATGTTTAACATATTTAATAGACATCCTCATTCTTTTTAGAACTGTTAGAATGAGGCTCTGTCTCAAAATTGTAAAACAGTCCAGTGTTGTAGCGACAAACCTGTGCATGTTCGTTCCTATTGCAGACTTCGGTTTGGTAAATGGGAACTCGTGAGAGAACATTGCAGAAAACTACCTTGTAGTCATCGTTAAAAGACTTAGTCTTTCCGAGGATACGTGACAGGTATCCTCGTTTCAATCTCCTTTCTCCTTAATCCGTTCCAGTACATCCTTGTTGGCTTCGAGTATCTCATCGAAAGAGGGGATGGGCATCCAATGGGTAATGCCTAATCTTTCTTTATTAACATTTGCCCCAGTTTCCCATTCACCCAAAGATGAAAGCTGGCAAATAAGGAAGCCATAAGCCCCTCTTGTCAGAACCACGGTATTCTTTTCCGGCAACCGTTCCTCAACGCTTATCCACGGAGATTGCCTTGCCTGCCATGCTGCGCCTTTCTTAAAAGCCCGTAATGCAACCGATTTTGCCAATGCCTTGATAACTATACAGTCTCTTTCATCATAGGCAAGCTCTGTATCTTTATTATATGTACTTTCACTCCAATGAGTGCGGGCTGCTTCTTCTACTGTCTGTTTCATAACTTATCCTTATTGAATGTTCTGATTTATGTAGTTCACAATCTTTTCCAACTTGCTTGAAGCAAAATTGGTTTCATGATTTAATTCTCCATATTAGGTAGTAAATCTTCGATGTATGCCCAGCGCATATAATGATTCTTTTCCGAAAGTTCTTCCCATGGCTTGCTTTGGGTTAAATAGACCAAATCATAAGCACTGTCAATATCCTCCACAATGAGCATCTTCCCTTTGTCTGGCCTTTCGCTTGCATCATGCCACGCGCTGTTGATTCGCCAGTTCGCACCCCATTCAGCAGCTTTAGTGTGTTCAAAAAATCTATCTACAAAACCCGGATTATTCGAGTCTGTTACAAACGTATTTGCATAAAGATGTTCCTTTATTGCTTCCTTGATGTCCTTTTTCATTCTTCAACTCCTTTCTATTTAGTTTTACGCTAATTGTTTATCGAAAATCTTAATACATTCAAATAAATATTTTGCCACTGTTGGATTTACCGCATTGCCGATACTTCCAACTCTGTGTGACCAATCGGGAAACCCATCATCATTTCTAACAATGCTATGCGCTGGGATTTCAAGAATCCTTTTTGCGCAAGTATATCCGACACTCGTATCTGATGTCCACTGTTTAAATATCGAGTTAATGCTTCCACATTTGCAAACGTCGCCTTGTAATCCGATTTTGTTGGAGTAGGCAATAAGATAAAGTCTTTCCCTTTTGTGTGGGTATCCAAAAGCGTAGTTTGATATACATTGCCATTCCGCATTATACCCGATTTTGGAAAGGTCGCATAGGACTTGTTCGAGACCGGAAATAGTGAGAGCTGGCGAATTTTCAATGATGACGTATTTAGGTCTAACTTCCCATATAATTCGGTACATCTCACTCCACAACCCGGAGCGCTTTCCCTTAATACCTTCACGTTTTCCGGCAACACTGATGTCTTGACACGGAAATCCTCCACTAATGATGTCCACATATCGGAGTCCGGTTGTTTTTGTAATATCTGTGAATCTTTCTGCATGAGGAAATTTGTTTTTTAATATTTCACCTTGAAATTTTTCTATCTCACAATTCCACAAAGTGTCAATTCCTGCCATTTCGGCACCTAATTCAAAACCGCCAATGCCGCTAAACAGAGAGCCGTGTGTCAATTCGCTTTTCTTCATTTCCATAATTCAGAACCACTCTTCATTCGCTCCAACCTCTACCGAGAGCCAGTCCATGAGGAGGGATATAAGGTTATAAATAGGTTTCATTTCACTTGCTACCATTAATTCATCCATTTAACTATGGTATTACCTTTAAATCCTTTTTCCCATACATACCATGCGTATGCCACCGCGCTCCCGCCGCCAGCTCTCATTTTCTCAAACTCAGCGTTCTTTGCGCAAAGGATGCGGCTGCTCGACACATAGATGTTTTTGGGAGGAAAACGGGTGAATAGCGCCTTGCGTTCCTTACCCTCCATGAACTGAACTTTCAGGAACATGGCAACCTTGTTCCCTTCCGGTATGACGCTTAGAGCCTTGTACACAAATTCAAGAGCATACCTGTAAGGCGGGTTGGTGACTATATCACCGTTCCAAGACTGGTTCTCGATTGAAAGGAAGTCGAAAACCTCATTTCCGCATCGGTCTACCAGGTCGGAACTGCGGACATTATACCCGTGTTTCTCGAATACGCCTGACAAATGCTTCTGCCCACAGGCGCATTCCCATATATTATGAGAGAACTTTTCTTCTTTTAACAGAAGTTCTGCCGCTATCGGATCTGTAGCATAGAAATCTTCATTTTGGCGGTCCTTATCCGTGTGGTTGCTTGCTCCAAGAGTCCTAAATATTGAGTTAGAATTACCAACCTTGTATTTATCAGTATTCATTTTTTCACCTCCTTCGGTTTCCAGTCATTAGGTACTTTCGCCCATTCTCTGAAAGCACTGTCGAATCCGTCAAGGTCAGAGAACATATCCATCTTGGCAGTATCGGTGGTTACGAGGGTGGCAAACTCTTTGAAATACTTGTCGGCAACTCTAACAAAGTCGTTGTGCAGCTTCTTCAAGTTTCCAAGCAGAAGACCGTTTTCAGTCATTAAATCGCTCGCTTCTTCCACCAAACTGTTGGCTTCACAGTTCAGCAGGTGTGCAGCGGATAGCAACATGTTCATTCTGTCAATGCTACCATTGGCTACGGCGGCGTCAATTAGTTGTTTTCTTGGTTTCATAATCGTGTATCTTTTTTCATCAGTTACAAGTAAGTCCTTAAACAATAGTCCGCTATCCAATAGCAGACAAAATAAAAAGCGGCATACGCTGTCAGGATTGACAGAATAGTCGCTATCAGTTTTATATCTTTCATCTTCGGCTTTCCCCCTCGATTTTTATCACATTAAACATCTCTTTCACCCGGTCGGCTATATAGGCTCCATACCGTTGAGAGAACTCCTTGTCCGGGTCAAGATTGGTAGTCATGTGGGTATAGAAATTATATCGCTGCTCATAACGAAGTTGTAAAACGGTCTGAATGGCATTTATGCCCGTACCAAAGTGTTTGGCATCCATAGGCTCCCGTCCTACCTCGTCAATGGCAAGATTGTGCATACATGACCTATCTGTGTACAGGCTCAACCCGATAATGCCTTTCTCGGCAAACTGTAAGGCAATCTCGGCAGCACTGGTAAACTGAAAGGTCAATCCAGCATCCGCGCCGCCAATACAATAACGGGCAATTTTTGCCGCATAGTTCTGTAGCCCTTTCAGCAAAGTGGACTTGCCCACTCCGATAGAGCCGTGTAATAATAATCCCTTGCTTACATCCAATACTCCGGGAATCCCCCAAACCCATTGATAAAGGGCTTTCAATAATTGGCGATTACTATCATCAACCATAAAGACTGGCGAGATTGTTTGCATAGATGCAACGAGTTGATTACGCCAATATATGTCAGCCTGTTCCCTACTCCATTGCTTCTGATTAACCTTATTTACCGAAGACGATTGATTGGATGCCGGCGGAGCTTTCGTCCGGTTCTGTATCAGTTTTCCGATTGCTTCCATTTCTCGCTTGAGATATAATTTCATTAAACTTAGAATTGATATTAGTTACGCTGAAGTTATCAAATATCCATCCCTCTTTAATTGAGGAAAGAAGATACTGAAGGGCGTACAACAAAGAATCATCCGAAACATCCATCTGTTTCTGTTCCCTTTGAAATTTGAGTTTATTCAATAACTGAGACATGGCACCTGCATCTTTTGCAGTCCAGTAATAGCTATTAGAAAAAGTCTTTCTGAAATACTCCTCAAAAAGAAAGCGGGCTTTAGAATTAATTTCCTTAGGTTCACTTTTCTTCCTACCTCCCCCTTTTAAAGGGGGTGAGGGGGATATACTTTTCTTTCTCTTTACTTTTACTTTACTTTGTTCATTATTGACATCATTAATTGAATTAATTCCGTCATTAATTGAATTATTGACATCATTAATCATATATTCGGGAATTAGCTCTGTTTCTTTTCGTTTATAAGTAGCAAGGAGAAATCGTTTCTGTATTCCAAAAGAGGTTAGAACATGATATTTCTCATAAAGTGTGTTGTCGAAAAAGCCGACTTGTAATGCTTTTATCAGTACTTCCTTTACTGCGCCCTCGGAAACCCCAACTATGTCAGCAATAACAAAAGGCAAATCTTCATCCCACACAATGTAATACCCTTCATCTTTGTAGATATTACACAGCAGGCAAATAAGTATAGAAGCAGATTGGGAACCGCATGCTCTCGAAATCTTCCTTATCTTAACATCTGAAAAGAAACCGACATCCATAGGGAAATAATCTATCCCTTGTTTGGTAGGTCTACCAGCCATATTGTTTTGATATTAATACGCATGAATACAGTTTCTTTTACTATCCGCAACAAAATGTTTATTAAAAAGATTACAATAAACCACTCTGGGATTATCCTTAGAGACAGAAATGAATCTTCCTCTCTTACACTTTGCACATGTATCCGGTTGGATTACCTGCTTTTCATTTTTCTTTACCATAATTTAAAATCTTACGTTGGTTAATTGTTTGCCATTAGAATAGACCGCCCATTTACCGTTACCACTGTCGTGTAAGCGCAGGTTTGCTACCTCACCGAAGCGGTTGATGTTACCACAGAGGTCAACTATCCATCCACATTCTTTAGAAGGATGCGGGCGGATGGCACGACCGACTATCTGATACCACATAGCAAGTGACATTGTAGGACGTGCCATAACAACTGTATCAAGTTCCGGATAGTCAAAACCGGTGGTTAATACCCCGACATTCGCCACTACCGAAATTTCACCAGCCTTAAATGCTTCAAGTATCCTTTCGCGCTCACCTTTTGGAGTATCACCCGAAACGATTGCGGCTCCGGGTATAGACCAAGTAAGCCGCTCCGCTTCTTTCAGAAAACGGGTAAATACCAAAATACCTTTCCGTTTTCCTCCGGCTTTGGGATTCATCAGCCTTTGGACGATATGAACGAGATAACCGTAGAAGTCTATCCGTTCATATTCTCTTTGGACTGACCTATCTGTATAGTCGGCACCAGTGGTATTTACTTTCAAATTGAGTTCATTCCATCCGGTCGGATTCATCGGATAGTAGTTCAGCTTCGCCAAGTAGCCCATATCTAATAGGGTTGATACCTGTACATGATAAATGACCTCTGAAAAGACATGAGGTTTTGTCCGAGTGATGAATTTCAGCATAGAACCAAAGTCACGGCTGGAACTTAAACGATACGGTGTAGCTGTCAGTCCAAGAACCTTACACTTCACTGCATCAAAAAAATCTTTGTACATCCCCTCTTTAGGGTTAACAAAGTGGCATTCGTCCACGATGATGTTCTTGAAGTGGATGAACAGTTCAGGATGGTTCTTCACGCTGCCTATGGTGGCAAATGTTATCCGGCTTATCTCCTTTGAGTTGAATGAAGCTGAATAGATGCTGCAATCAAGAATACCGTATGAACAGAGTTTCTTGAAATTCTGTTCGAGTATTTCCTTCGAGGGCTGGAACACCAAGGTATGACCGTCAAGCCTTGCAGCTATATCCGCTATAATAAGCGACTTTCCGCTGCCCGTAGGTAGCACCATAATGGCATTTGTTTTCTTCGCCCTGTTATTGAAGAAAGAAACGGCAGTATCAGAGGCTTTCTGTTGGTAATCTCGCAATACATAACTCATAAACCTTTCTCCTTTCGTAACTTCTTATTGAGTGCTTTGTAATACTTAATTAGTTGCTCGTACTCAAAATCTGACATCTTAGAAGTACCAGCAGCTTTCACTTTCAGCAAGTCAAATTTCTGTTGCCCGATTTTGGCTATCAAATTCTCACGGTAGCCTTCAAGGTGGTCGGCACGGAAACGGTTGCACGCACGGCATTCGGCATGGCAATTGTTTTCATCAAACCGTGTTGCCAAATGTGTACGACTGAAATAGTGCCCGCAGTCTGCTTGTGTAAACGGCTTTATCTGCCCGCACGAGATACATCTAAAATACCCGTTTGGCATTGCATCACGAAGCCGGATAAAAAGGGAGAACTCTTTATCAAGTTTCGCTTTTAAATCCGGCTTCTTCTTTACTGTTACCCCTGCTTTATCAAACAGAGGTAAAGGCTTGTCTTTCTTCTTGGCCTTTGTTCGTTTTATGTAGTATGGCATTATTTAAATCCCCATTCTTTCATGTAGTCAATGTTTTCAGGAAATCCCTCTACTGATTTAGGACTAAGGAATATTTTCTCACTCTTCAATGGAGTGCCTCCCCAAACAGTAGCAGGGCATTCTTCATATTCTTCTTTAGAAACTTCACTTACATTAAAATGGGGTTGGAAGCCATATCCCATTACGCTTTCCCCTAAGTAAGTACCAAACTTCTTTAAAGCCCATTGAAATGCAATATCTTTATATAGGTAATGTTTAGAAAACACAGCCACATATATTTTATGAGAGAAATTTCCTGTTTCTGTTAAGTCAGGATTACATCTGATACAGAAATACTTAATACGTGAAAGTATTTCTTCAACAAACCTTTCATGCTTTTCGCAATCTTCTTTCGTTAAGAACTCTTTCCCGTCATTTGCAATGTAAATAGTCTTGGTAATTTCTTTTGTTTCCATGCTGTTTTTTATTAAAGCCCCGAAGCGTATTCTCCGGGGCACAACCATTATTTACTAACCCTTGCCATTTATGT